AATTGCCCAGCTATATTTAGCGAAGTTTGTTGAGTAAAGTCGCCCGATATATGTAATCGGCTTGCTGGCGTAGTACCGCCAATACCCATACCAGTATTACCGCTGCCATTTACGTTAATTATTTGTGCGCTATTTGTTGCAAACGATATTTCGTTGGTGTTGCTCAAATACATTCCATTAGTTGGAATTGTATTACCAGTTGGAATAAAACTACCAGCAGTCATTGTACTGCTTACAATAGCTGTTCCAGTTACTTGCAATTTTTCGCCACTATTAACCGTACTACCTAGCAGCAAGTTTGCCGCCATATAGTTTAGATCGCTGATGCCCTCTTGATAGATCCCCCACCTATTTGTATAAGTTACTGTACCTGTACCAGTCGTTTGATTGTTTATTAGCAGCGCGTAGTTATTAGTGATATTTACTGCGCTACCTACGTTATCAGGAAAGCAAATGCGCAGTCCAGCAAGGTGTGTAATAGTTCCTATTGCGCTACCGTTAAACGCATAGACACTACTAAGCGCGCTAAATGCGCGTACCGTACTGCCTTGCGTCATTGTTAAAGTACCAGCGCCAGTAAAATTGATAGTCGTACTACCCTCTAGCCCCTGTCTGCCTGTTGCGGCTACCGTAGTGCTACCGCCTAGCGTTAGGTTTAAATTACTATTAACTCCACCAATAGCCGCCAGCCCTACGTTTACTCCGTTAGGTATAGTTAAATTGTGCTGTACCGCTACCCCTATTGCGTTACCACTACTGTACGTTTTGCTAGACAAAAAAGTAGCCTCATTGCTGCTAGCTAATACCTGTATAGCGTTATTTGTTAGTACAGTATTATGCAGCTCAAAAAAGTTGCTACCGCCGTTATATTGATCGCCTATGCGCCAAACGCCATTGCCGCTGCGCTGAAAGGCTAGCAAGCTGTTAGCTGTTGCGCTAGTTGAATTAACCTGTACAATTACCCCGGTGCCGTGTATGTCTAGTTCTGCGCCTGGCGTGGCTGTATTGATCCCTAGCGCGCCGGCTGTATTATCCCAAAAAAGATTAGCACTACTGCCAATAGCTTGTGAACTGGTAAAATAGGCTACCTGTGTAGCTGTTCCAGTACCAGTAATAGTGCTAGTGCCAGGACCGCCGATTAAATCCCAGGTAGTACCATTATCCCGATATATCTCAAAAGTATCGGTACTAACAAACAGCCGGCCTGTCTGTCCTGCGGCTGGCCTGTTAGCAAACGTATTACTATTGATAGACGGCGATCCAAGCTGATTAAGTATATTAAAATCTACGAACATTAAACGTATCGTTTAAGTATTACTGTAAGTTGATTAACTCCTACGCCACTAAAATTAAAAGAATACACTTTTACGTTAATCTCGTCGCGGTTGCCTGTTATATTCCACGATTGGTTAGGCGTCAGCAAAAAGCCGTCAACGGTTACATTTGACGTACCTTGATTGACGAAAATAACGCTGTTAGCGTTCGTGTCCGTCTGGCCGCTTTGCTGAAAAATCTTTGTTTCTGTTATGAATTTAACGCAAGCCATTATCTACAATTTTTTTTATCGTTAGCGTATTCCTTTGCAAACGTAGTTTCGTCGGGCAAAAATGTAGTTTGATCTACAATATCTGATACTAATTGACGAGCTGTTTTACCTGCAGCATCTACGCTTTGTAAGTTAGTCCCATCAACTTTTTTTCTTTTCAGCAACCAATAATATAAAGCTGCAGCTGCTACTAGATACAATACAGTGCTTTTTTTCATTTTAAAATAAATTTATACAAGTACGTTGTCATCAAAACCAGCAAATCGAATCCCTTTTGAAAGTTGTTTCGTAACGGCTTTAGCTTGTTTTTTTGTAGCTGTCTTTGTTCTTACAGCCCGCTTTACAGCTGTACGCTGCGCCTTTGCGCCTGCTTTTTTGGTAAAAAGCGTGCTTACTAGCTTTGTGCCAATATCTAATGGCGATGGCTTTTTAGATATATCTACGGGCGCAGCAAAATCTTGTTCTGTTATGATTTCAGTAGGTCCAGCCTCGACATTTACCCTACCGCGTCTGCGATATACCATAAAAGCAATTGCAGCTCCGGCGATTAGTAGTAATGGTAAAATATTTTTTTTCATTTTTTAATAGATTGATATAAATAACCTGCTGCCCACACTACAGCTACGCCAATAATTAGTTTTTTGCCGAATTCAATCGCTTTGTCTAAAGGGTTTTTCAAAGCGTCTTCAGCTTCTTTTTTTTCTTGTTGTACGGTTTTAACACCAGCTTGATCTAGACCTTTTTTTCCTACAGATAAGCTTTGTGTTTTAATAGCATAGAACTGACGATCTCTTCCAAAAAATGTAATATAGTCGTCGCTACGTTTAGCTTTTAAAAAACCATAACTATCTGTGTATGCCGGTGTTTTTGTCAAAAAACTGTCAACAGTTAGCTGATAGCCTGCTGGCAGCATATTGCTAACAGGCTTTGCTCGATCGCCAAGATTATTTATATCATTAACTCGATAAAAAGGCGCAGCCTGTTTTATTGTTAATGTTTTACCAATTAGTTGTCTGGCCGATATGATTGGCATATTATTTTCTAAGCATTGTTAACAGCATACTGATCTGCGTCTGAGGCATTGCTGCTAGCTTTGCTAGATCATCTGCTGTTACACCTTTACTGAATAGTGTTTGAATAATTTGCTCAAGATCCTGAGTGCCACTAACGTGTTGAACTTTAGGAGCAGAAAAGCTGCTGACAATATTTCCGAGCATAGCTATTAGCATTTGTTGAACTTGTGGTTGTTGTAGCATTCCGGCTAAAATACTTCCTGGCGTTACCGGTTCCTCTTTTTCCTCTTCGTCCTCTTCTGTTTCTAGTTCAGCTATCCTTTCAGCTCGTAGCGCTCTGATCTCATTTAATATCTCATTGTTAATCTGTGCCTGTTGATTTGTTATTCCATATCCGGCTATCATTCCAACAGGTGCCTCATGTAGTACAAATACTTTGTTAATAGCTGGCGCAGCCTTTTCTTTGTCTTTATCATTAAAAAGACCTAAAACAAAATTGTTATAGTCGTCATTAGATATGTACGACAACTCTGTTTGTAGCTTTTCATATCCTTCGTCCTTACTTTTACCATCGTATGCTCCTGTAATGTTTTTTGTCATTACAGAAAAACGATAAAGTTTCCAAGCAGCCTGAGGCTGCTCGTTGTACCAGTTAAGAACTGCGTTAGCGCTGCGTAATTGTGCTGTTGCGGCCATGGTTAATTAGATATAATAAACACCAAATACAAAACTGATATTTGTAGTATTTGCTGGTGCTGATGCGATCGTAACGTAGCTTTTATCCCAGGTTATCTTTTGTCCGCTAAATTCAGGCAGGCTGCGAACGAAAGGCGCAGCTGCGCCGGTTGTTGCCTGTGTGCGAATTAAGCTGATCAAAGGAATACGAAACAGATCCTGACGCTCGTTTGAATACAAAACCAAATAACTTTTTTGTAGAATAGCTGCGGACGGTAGCGCCACGTTATTAGGCGAAACGGTCAGAGTATCCACTGCAAAAGTTTCTAGCGCCATTAGCGCTGTGTAACGCAGTTTTGGTAAGTCTGGGAATGACCACTGCGTTTGCGTTTGTCCTGTTACTGCTACACCTGGAACGAGCAGCTCAACTAGTTCGTACTTTGCGGCTTTAAATGCCATTTTGTTGTTATTTACTTTTTAAAAAATAAGGGCCGGCCATAACCGGCCCTCTTTTATCAATTTTACCAGTATTAACGAACTGGTGTAACGTTCTGAGCCAAATGACCACGCATAATGATAACTGCTCGGCTGTTTGCTTGTACGGCGGCCATAGCTTGTTGAAGCTGTACCTGCAGTACATTTTGTTTTGATCCTACCAAAACCCAGGCTGGTTCTACTGGATAAAAACCGCTTGAACTACCGTCGTTTTGATCTACATAGTTGATACCTGATCCTGTGTAGTCGGCGTCCAGTGTTTCTTGCTGCTGCGGCACGTAGTAGTGACGATAAAGGTCGTAAGCTGGTACAATTTGACGGTTATTTACTGTCAAAGACAGTGAACTGTTATACCAGCTCAAAAGGGCTGCAGCTGCGTTAGCTGTTGTAAAGTTCGCTGTGTTTGGATAGGTAAACAGTTTAAAATTAGTAGCTGTAGTGCTAGCGGGCGCGCAGAAAAACAGGCCAATGCTTGAGCATACAAAAGCGTCTTGCAAATTAAGACGCTGTTCGGTGTTAAAGCTAGTGGTGTTTGAGCTGCTAACGTCGTTAGTCAGTACTGGGAATTGATAGCTCGTAATTGTAGTAGATAAACCTACTTCCAAACGAAGATATGACTGTGATAATACAGCCTGTCCGAGCGAAAAACCAGCGCGGTTGATCGCTTCTTTTGCCTTTTCAAAGGCGAGGCGTGTGCCAACTGTTGATGCCATTTTGTTTTGTGCCCTGTTCGATATGGCCCAGGGCAGGGCTTTTTGTTTTTAAATAAAGGTGAATACAGGTGAATGTTTTTAGTACATTTCGTCCTCTTCCATACCAGCTAGTACAGAAAGGTCGTCGCCAGCCATAACGTCATCGCTACCGGCGATTACGCTAATATTGTCAGGAATTTCACCGACAGTTACTGGGAATGTCATAGTGTCGTCCATTTGCCCTAATGCAGGGATCAGACTACCTACCAGACCAGCGCCACCAGCAGCGATCATACCGTTTCCGATAGCTTTACCTAAATCGCCTTTTAAAAGCATAGGGAATGCCAGCCCGATACCGACAACTGCTGCGTTTTTAATACGCTCGTCACCTACGGGAATAAACCCAGCGACTTTTTTACCAATTACTGCTCCTGCGATAATACCGAGGGCTGCTTGAAAGTTGGCTTTGCCAACGGCACCCATACGACGGCGTGAGCTGCGTCTTTTGGTGCTTTTTCTACGTCTTGCCATTGTTGTTGTTTATATGTGTTTATTACGTCCTAATTTACCATAGCAGCTGATCTGCAAAATACCCGGCTGATCCTTTTACTTTTCGATCCGCCTGATGCCTTTGCTTGTATAGGCGCCGCCGCTGATCAGCTACTTTTTTTCCGAATAACTTTTTGTACGTCGGATAATCTAAGTAACCTTTAGCGCCTACACTTGTTAAAAAATTTCCCTCTTTATCATATACATCTATTTTTTTGCCTTTCCTGATACTCGGCTTAACCTTTACATTTAATCGGCGAGCCTGCGCTACAGTATATGGCAAGATCTTGTACACTACTTAATAAATTTTTTAACAATAGATATTTGTTTTTTTATCCCTTGTATTTCGTCTCTAAACCTAATTGCCAAATTGTTAAAATATTTTTTCGCATCTTTATCTCGTGATGCTTTTCTTTGATCCATAGCTTTTTTTAAATGATATTGTGCTATTGACAATGAATTTGTTAAATGCCTCAACTCTTGTACGTGATGCATATTTAAATTCAATTTCATTTTATCCATTCCACTTAAAACGCGAATACTTACATTATGACTTTTTGTGTCAGTATGCATTTCGCTGGTTTTTTTTCCTTTTTTTGCTTTTACTTTAGTTGCAGACTTCTTTTTCGTTGCCGTTTTCTTTTTAACAGCGCCAACTTTATTATTTTTTTTGCTGTAGCTCATTGCCCAGGCTTGCTTGACAGCTTGTGACTGAGTCAATTTTGGGTTTTTTTTACGCAGCTTTTTTGCCTCTGCGACTACCGCTTTAAATTTTGCTCTTGCTGCTCGTTGTTTTGCTGTCATCTTATTTTTTTCTAGTTACAAAATAAAGAACGGCGGCCCCGCCGATCAATAATGGTAAAAAATTTGGCTTTTTTGTTGTAGTAGTTGATACTGGCGCCATGTCTGTGATCGGCTCCATTTCTGTTGGCCGCTCAAAAATTTGATCTGCAATATCAATATTCTGAGCATCTGTAGCCGCTTTTGGCTCTAGCGCTTTTTTTGCTAGCTGTTGTGCTCTTTTATTTAAAGCATCTTTGCTAACTTGAACAAGTTCGTCGGGCTCTATCCCAATTTTTTTTAAAAAATCAGCCACTTTTACAAGTAATGGAGCCGCTGTTGCTGCTGCTGCAGCTGGTGCTGCAGCTGGCGCTACACCAATCTGATCTACGCCAAATATTCTTTTTTTCTTTGATCCTGTTTCCCAGGCTTTTTTTAGTGCATTGATCTGTCCGCCCGCGCTTTCCCAAAAATTTTGTAGCTTGCTGGGTGCTTTTTGCCAGGCAGCTGCTAGTTTTGTAGCAAGGCCGGTAAAATTTAATTTTACAAGTAACAAAAACGAATTACGTACTGGCGCTGCTGCTACTTTTAAAACTACTTTAGCGCCTTTTTTCAATACCTGACCTGTTGTACGTCCTGCAGCTTTGCGGGCAGCCTGGACTGTAGCCTGGGCTGCTTGTTTCGCCGCCTTAGTCGGCGCCGCTTTCTTTGCTGCTTTGGCAGCTTTTAGGTCTGCCCTTTGTTGCGCTGTCGCGCCAATTCCTGATATACTGTATAGTGCCATTTTTCTATCTGTTGCGTATGTATATGGTTTTTTGTAGTCAAATTCCCCAACTACTGGATCAATCCAAATTTCGTTATTAGTACCTGGGTTGACAACTACAAATACGTGCTGCGGCTGCTTATCAAATATCTTGTAACTAGCAAAACGATACGCGAACGGTATTCCTAAATTCTGCAAAACGCCACCAGCAAATAAGCTGTAGTGCTTGCAGTCTCCGTAACCTGTTGCTAGTATAGCCGCAGGACTTTTTACAGTCTGCTTACTCCCAGGCTCAATAACGTAGCGCACATTTTTTTTAAGAAAATTAAAAATTTTGCGAGCTGTTTCTCGTCTAGATCCTGTATTAAAAAAAGAACTGATTTTGCTGTAGTCGCCAGCATGCCTACGGTGTGCCTCAAGTATGGCGTCGATAATATCGCCAGTACTTTGATCAGCCGTTAGCATTTCTCTTTTATTCTCAAACGGCCCAAGCCTACCCATTAACGTAGCGGCATCCATTAGTTAGATCATTTTACTTTCACTAACCGGTACCACTATGCCATCAACATTAGCTGTACCAGTAAAACTGACGCTAGTCGATCCAAATGGCTGCTTTAATAATTCACGAACTGTTTCAAATACCCCTACAGCGCTCGGTCTTGCTTGCAACTTTAAAATACTTTCACTGTTAGCTGCTACTCGCTGATCACCAAAAGCAGAAACGTTAGCCACTGCTGATCCTTTAACGTTTACTGTTCCTGTAATTGACTTTATTACGATAGCCTGATTTGTTGGGTTTGATACCGCTAGATCAACATTAAATACTGGAGCAAATAAAGTACCACCTGGGCGCAAACTGCGAAAATTAAAAACTGCTTTTTGGCCAAATCGAAAACGCGATATAAAAAACAGCGCAGCTGCTCCGCCTATTAGTAATAAAATATTCCGCATTTTATGACTGCTGCGGCTTTTTGATCCTTGTCGTTTGTCTTTAGCTAAGTTATTACAAAATATTGATAAAAAAAATAATTTTGTAAATTTGTAGTTTTTACTTCAATCTAGACAGCGGCCATATAGAGCCGCTTAAGATTGAAGTAAAGTTACTAAAAAAAGTTGATATTTCGTATAAAAACAGGCTAAAAGTTATTAACACATTCACCTGTATTGACCTTCATTTAACAAAATAAGGTGTAAAAGCGTAAAAAAATAGCCTAGCGTAGAAACGCCAGGCTTTTCCTAAACCAACCCTGTCTGCTTATGTATTACAAATTTACATATTTTTTTGAAAATCGCGTATCAGCCATGTTCGGCACTCAAATTTTTTCGTTTCCTTGTCGTACCAGTTAATGTACCAAGCGCCCAAATCGAGGCAAAATTGGCCAAATTTAGTCCTATTGGCTATGTTCCGGTATTTTCTCGGTCTTTTCGTCCCTGGCTGAAAAAAAACTATCGCTGTCTCGTATTTTTTGTTCATTTTGTACTATTTTAGCAATGAATACAGGTGATTGCGGCAAGTTCCGTAGTCGTTTGTCTGGGCCGGTCGAGTTTACTCCCGGCCCTTTTTTTTACCTAAAAAGGCAGGTCATCGGTCTGATCTTCGCCTTGACTAGCCTGCGGTGTTAACGGCACCTGACCTTGAACCGATAGCGTATTTAGATCCTGCATTTGTTGCTCGCTAAATAAAATTCGCAAATAGTTCATGCCCGATTTGCTAGTATTGACCCATCCGCTCATTCTAAATTGCTTGCCATCGATCGAAGCAGTCCCGGTGTAGTCTGGCTGCGTTGGCTTATCCTTTTTTTGCTTAAAAAGGCTGCCGCTGTTGTTTTTTGTTTCCATAGTTTTAATTTGTTCAGATACCTCTGTCCCCAGGTTAAGCTTTTTATATCTTTCAGGTATAATCATTGGCACTGTATTGACCCAACTAATCGAATGATGCAATCTCTGATTAGTAGTTACCATCATTGACACCTTAACCGATGACGGCATCATCATAACCGTTGTAAACGATTTGCAGAATGTTCCGTATTGTAAATATGCGTCAGTCATACCACCGGCTGTTTTTTGAGTTGCCGCCTGTGTTAATTGCACTGACGTAAATGTAAAAAATAACCCACCTCTTGATCCTATCGTAACGTATGCGTTTACGTCTTCGTTTAATTGACCTAAAAATTGATATGGCCTATTAACGCTACAAAAAAATGAGTTCATTGCCTTGCGTTTTAATTTAGTGCCAGCGAACCCACCTATATGATCACCGCCTTGCGAAAAAGCTATTGACAAACAATTCGGAATGTTTTTCATAAATTCAATAAATGTATCAAAAACCCTGTTAATGTTTTTAATATATGGACCTCTCTCGTATCTAAATGAAAAACCTGTATAGTCGTCATCTAGCACTAAAAAATACTCTTTATTTAATTTTTTAGCTATATCAAAACAAGCGTTACGGGCATGTGTAGTCGTTCGACGGTTATCAAAATTATTGCCTTCGTCAACTAGATCCGCCATCGCCTTTTTATCAAATACAATTACTTTATGCTCGCCAAACTTTCTTTGATATTTATTTATTGTAGCATCTTCGTTATCTAGTATTAAATACCAGTCGCCGCTGTACGCGCACTTTTTTAACGAATTTAAAGTAAGTATTTTTTCTGGCCTGCCGTGTGTTATGATAAACACTACAAAATTATTCGCCATATTCCTCTAAATATTGTTTGCGTATGTCGTCAGATAATTTTACATAACCGTATTCGATGGCCTTTTCAAAATCTATTATGACAAGCGCGCTGCGTTCCATTAGCTGCTGCATTTCTTTTGAGGCATGTGCATAATAGTCGGCAATTTTTTCGTAATTAAATACCGTATGCCGCCTTGCCGCGTCTATTAAAAAATTTTTTTCGTCATAAGACAAATTACTTGCATCAATTTCTTTCATTAGCCGATGCGTTTTAGATTTGTCGCATAATTCTAATAAATAAGGCTGCTTATTTTTTGGCTCGTATATCGGTGCTCCTATCTTTGTTGTATATTTTTGATCATCTCCGGGTGCGAATTCCTTTCCGAATAAGTTAATTTGTTTCATTTTTTTGTTTTTTTATTAGGTATAGGCTGAATTGGCTCGATATACACTACCTGTTTCCATTGCCCGTTAAAATTGCTAATCGCTATTGGCTCAAAGTCCTCATCGCTACGAAGATATTTTGGCCGTAAAACAAATTGCCCGACGTCTCTATTTTTTTCAACTATCATAGTCGACTGGCTCCACCTGTCCGTGTTACTACCTAGATGACCAAGCGTTTCACCTTGTCCTTTGCCTAAGTGTAAAACGCCTATCAATAAAATATCGTATTGCTTTGTTATTCTTTTAAGCCAGTTTGTAACAAGCCTTGTTTCGCGTGGGTCGTTATAGTCTAAACACAGATCCAACATTCCGTCTACAAAAATACAGCTGCAGTCTTTATTTTCTATTAAATACTGTTCGATCATTGCTCTAATTTTGCTCGGCATATCTTCGCGTAAGCTATATGCGTCAAAAGTAGGTGGCAAGGACTTTTTTTCAGCTAGTGTAATTATTTTATCGACTTGCCGATAAAAGTCAAAGCTGCTCATTTCTGTATCAAAATATCCGATCCTGGGCCGGTCGTAAGGCAATTGTAGTTTCATTCCCCATATAGTTTGAAAAACAGGGATCATAGCAGATGCGGCAACGGCTCCGATATACGTCGACTTGCTTGCTTTAGGCAAGCCGCTAAATACAATATAACTTTGTAAACAGCCAACAGTTTTACCTTGTATCGTAAATATTGGTACCTGCTCGACAGGTTTGTTAGCTGGGTCATATCGCCTGCTTTGTAAAAGTTCCCGTATATCGTTTGCCATTATGTTACATATTCCAATAGCTAGATAGCCACAACATAAATAATAGTGTAATGAATAACCACGTTTTTGGGTTATTCAATAATTTGTAAAGTGCTTTCATTGGGTTTTTCATTTAATTGGTCTAGTAAATTTTTTGCAGTAATGATAGCAGCCTGGATAGGTGTAATTGCTTTGCCTTTGTCGGATAGTGGGTGTTTTTTTCCAAGATCCAAATACGTAGGCAGTAGCTGAATTGCAAAATACTCTAGCTTAGTCATTCCAGGGATCGGTGCTACAAACCTGCCTAAATTGTCCTGTGCTACTTGTGGCGGGAACGCCGGGTGATTGTGGTTTTCCATTTGTTTAGGTTTTTTTTGAAGTAATAAATAAAAAAAGATATTTCAATAGTAAGATAGGCCAGGCAAAATACTGGCAGGCATACTAGAATTAAAAAAAATAATTCCAGTAAAAATTTAGCCAATTTCATCGGGTATCGAATTGACGTTTACAATTACGCGCTGATAGTAGTCAATACTGTCTCCTATAAGTACACGCAGCTCCATAGCCAGGTTAAAAGGGATCAACGATTGATCTACAAGCGCCCTGCTACCGCAGTCGTAAGTAAACTCAATTTTAATCCTCGATTGATCTAAATTCCTGCCTAAAAACTGTAACGTACTAATTTTTTGCTGTAATTCGCGAATGTAAGCCTCGCGATCAGTTAAGATTGCCATAAGTTCTTAAATTAAGGTTAGTAAAGTCGTTTGTCAAAACAAATTTATAGCACTTTTTATGATATAAAAAAAAAAAAATCTACTCTGTAATTGAGTAGATTGTACAATTCGTTGAATTTAAAGTATTTATGACAAGAAAAGTTCCTTTTCTAGCTTTCTGCGTTTTACTAAACCAGGTAATTTAACACGTTTAGCATATACCCAACGATCAAATTGATTAGCAACTATACGCTTGTCGGTCTTGTTATTAAGCAATTTTAGCATTGTACTATCGGCAAAGGCAGTAGGTCCAACGTTGTATACAAAGCTAGTTAGCGCGTCTAATTGACGTGCATTTATTGTTACCTTAACCATCTTTTTTACACTTTCACGTACTTTTGCTGTATCTAGACGCAACCAGCGTAACGCAGTCGCTTTATCTATCTTATCGCCCAGCTTTATTTTTTTACCGGTATCGGGGTTGCGAGTAGTTCCATAACCGATTGTAGGTATGCCGACGGGATCTAAATACGCGTCAAGATATTCGCCTTCAAATTGTTTAATGATATTTTCCGCTTTCACTCTTTTAGATAATAAAAGTAACAACGCTAATGCGCCAATAACAATATATCTTTTACTCTTCAAAGTTCTGTTTTGTCGTAATCTTTAGCAACTGAAAGTCCAAGACCGGCGCCGATCGTAGTGATCCCGGTAACCAGGTCGCCTTTTAAAATGGCTGCCAGGCCGCCGATAATAGTAGCGAAGCCAAAAAATGTCGTTTTCCAGTTCTTAAATAGCTTTTTCATTTTTTACAAAGTTTATACCGTTATAGATTATTGTTGCCAGGCCCAGGGCCGCCATTATTGTACGGTCTTGACCTTTTAGTTTTGTCGCAGCATATAGCATAAAAGGGCCAATGTAGGCCACGTCTGCTAGTCGTATAAGCTGCGTTTTCATTAGTCCTTTATTAAATGCTCCAGCAAAATATCCAATTTAGTTTCCAGCCTAGTTAAACGCTGATCGTGATCGTCGTTTTTGCTAGCCTTATCCTCTAGCGCTTTTACGCGCTGGTTAAGTACAGCCCACGACGCGCCAGCACTAAAAATACTAGTTACTACTATTGCTATTATCTGTCCGTCCATTGTCTTGCTGCTTTTTAGTTTCCTCAGCGATTGCCGCGTTTGTTTCACGTAGCTTAGCCTGTAGCCATTCGATATTAGCTAATAGGTCGTAGGCTTGTGCCTTTAGTTCTTGTAGTTTGTCCATTTTTTAAGGTATCAAGGTTAAGTTTAATTGGCTACAAATATACTGGTATGCTGCTAAATTTATATCAGCGCTAGCACCCCAAGCGTCATAATCAGCCCCGCTAATACTTGTATTACCTTTTGTGATAATTTCATTATCATTTGAATTGGTTAAGTACCAATAAAAAGTTGCGTTATTTTGCAAATCATCATAGTTAATAATTGCAGTTATTGTATTTGCAACAACTTGTTTACCGTCTTGCCAGATTGTTACTGGCTGAATTGAATATCCCATTTTTTATTTATTTTTTATATTACGATTGCTAATTTGTAAAGTGTTCCGCCAATATCAAGTTCAATATACTGCGTAGCGTCTAGAGCTACTGCAGCTGCTACCCTACTACCAAATTTCCACGCGCCAGCTGTACCACCGTTTGGCGTTCCAGTTGTAATACTATCAGTTGTTTTTACTGTTCCAGTTACTTGTAATTTTTCGCCAGTATCAGTAGTACTACCTATTAAAACATTTTTAGTATCGCCACGCATTGTTAAAACGTGTGTAGCACCGCTAATTGATCCATTACCAGCAAAAAACCCTAAATTACTAGATAATGTACCAACGGTTACCGCTTGTACTTGCGCCCTAATTCCAGCACCACTACGCCAAGTCGCACCGTCATAACCCGAAAATAAAATACCGCCAGCATCATCATTTACTAGCACCGTTGTTGGCGATGCAACTGTTCCTCTTGACTTTCTTGCAATAATAAAAAATTGCCCAGCTATATTTAGCGAAGTTTGTTGAGTAAAGTCGCCCGATATATGTAATCGGCTTGCTGGCGTAGTACCGCCAATACCCATACCAGTATTACCGCTGCCATTTACGTTAATTATTTGTGTGCTATTTGTTGCAAACGATATTTCGTTTGCAGCACTCAAATACATTCCATTGGTTGGAATTGTATTACCAGTTGGAATAAAACTTGCGGCAGTCATTGTGCTACTTACAATAGCTGTTCCAGTAACTTGTAATCTTTCGCCGGTGTCGGTTGTTTGATTTAAAAGAAAATTACCGGTATCACCTCTAAATGTTGCCCTTAATGTAGCAGCACTCGCCGACCCATTACCCGCATAAAATCTCAAATTACTACTTAATGTACCAACGGTTACCGCTTGTACTTGCGCGCTAATAGCTGCACCACTACGCCAAGTCGCACCGTCATAACCCGAAAATAAAATACCGCCAGCATCATCATTTACTAGCACCGTTGTTGGTGCAGCAACTGTTCCTCTTGATTTTCTTGAGATTATCCAAAATTGCCCAGCTATATTTAGCGAAGTTTGTTGAGTAAAGTCGCCCGATATATGTAATCGGCTTGCTGGCGTAGTACCGCCAATACCCATACCAGTATTACCGCTGCCATTTACGTTAATTATTTGTG